CTACATTAACACCGTAGTCTATAAAATAGACGGCTTTTATGCCTCCTACTACGTCCTTGCACGGTTCTTTTCTACCCTTTGTGAGATTACATGCCATTGTGATTTTTTTTTTAAAATAAAAAGGGCAGGTAGATATTACTCTTACCTACCCTAATTATTGGTTAAACAATTTATTAGTTCGCAGAGTTCGTAATACCGTAAGTTACAATGTCTTCGATAATTCCGTACTGTACTCCCGCAGTAAATCTCATTACTACACGTACATTTTGCGAACCGTCTATATCTGCCATATCGATGACTTTAACTTCGTTATGGTCGGCTAAAAGACCTGTACCAAAATAAAGGTTACTTTTTTCTGCCGCAATAGCTTTATTATCAGGTAGGCCGTTAGCTACGAATAACTTAACACCGTCGAAAGATAATGCTCCGTTATTATACCACTGTGTACCTTGCGTATTAACACCCGCTGCTCCGATTCCTGATGCGAAGCCACCCAATGCTCTTACATATGCCCTAGCTATATTTTGCGAAACATAGATAAAAAGATCTTCGCTTCCGTATAAAGCACTAGGGATTGCGTCTACGATAGAACCTATCTGTGCGATTACGTTAGAAGAAGTTACCGTAGTTCCCGCTACTTCTTGAGCCGAAGGAAGTGCTGCATCTAGAGATACTAATTTAGAAAGTCCGTCGAATTGTCCGTTATTAGACGTATTACCATCCCAGATAGATTGCTCCGTCTTTTGTGCTACTTTTGCCGCAACGTGTGCGATTAAGAAGTCGCTAAATTTAGGAGGTAAATCCTGATGTGCGCTAAATCCCATTCCTATAGCTTCCCAATCCGATTGAAAGTCTTTTTTACATAACTGTAAATTAACTTGCTGAAATTCTGGTTGTAATATTTTTTCTGTTAGCGTAATAGTAGAAGTAGGATCGAAATCGCAAGTAGCATCTTTTACTATTGCGTTAGTATCTACTTTCTTAATTACTTCTTTAAACTTGACATTAGGCTTAACTGTTAGGCCTCCTCCTGAAATAGTAGAACCCTCTAGTAAAGCTGCCGAGATGTACTCACCTGCGAATTCTCCTGCGTAGGTGGTAGTTATGCTTGTTGTTGTTGCCATTTTTGATTAATTATTAATATTAGATATTTTCTTTAAAACTCTATCGTAGGTAGATAATGCTCTCCCTTGTCCGTATAGATGAAGTTTTCTTTCATTTTCTTTTTCTGGGTTATGCTTAACTTTAGGAACGGTAGAAAGTTCTTCTTTTTTATTTTCTTCCTCCTTAGCTTCGCTAAGATTCTCTTCGACTGCGGTAGACATTTCTTCTTTTTTATCCATGCCTTTTACCATTTCTTTTACGTCCTCGATTAGTTTCTTAACTTCGGCTAATTCTTCCTTAGTAGCATAATGTTCTTTCATTTTCTTTTCATCTTCCTCTAATTCCGTTTCTTCGGATAGATCTTCCTCGCTAGGTTTTTCTTCCTCCGCTTTAGCTCCTATAGATTCGATAATTCCTTCTTCTTTAATAAGTAATACGTCTCCAGAGTCTAGCTGATATTCTCCTACAGGTAACGCTACTTTTTCGTCCTCCGTTACTATAAATACTTCTTCTCCTGATTTAAAAGACTCCGCTTCTATAGTAGTACCGTTCTCGAGAGTAGCTGTCGCTAATGTTACTTCCTCCGTATCTATCGAAAGAAGCTCTTTTGCTTTTTTAAGTACTTCTGTTGCTTTCATATATTAGTAATAAATTAAATTTATAGTTGTTAGATTTTCACGAGGTTTTAGTAATATTACCTATACCTTGCGCCTCGAAAGAACCATCACAACATTTTCTCGAATAAGTTCCATCTGGACATAGACAAGCCCTCTTATCGTTTTTAGGACTCGGGGATCTTTCGCTATATTCTCTCATTTTATTTAGGTGCTTTAGGATGTTTAGCGGGTAGTAAATCAAAGTCCCCCGTATATTTAGGATTCTGCGGCCTACCGTTTCTAACTAGATATAAAAATGCGTTTACTCTAGCATGGGCCCATTGCGATGCGCTCCTTACTCTAGGAGAATGCGAAACGTTAAAAGCTCCTAATCCTCTTTGAAATACGGCTTTTAGTTTTCCTACCGTTACACCGTATCCTAATTTTTTCTTATATCTCTCGTTAAATTCGTCCGATTTTTTTTGTAAACTTTCTTCGTCGGCCTTAGATACTTTAGCTCCTCTTCCCGTAGATGCGTCTCCTTTAGCCGTTCCTTTTCCTTTAGGATTTCTATTAGGAGTCCCTGACTTCGGAGCTTTAGGACTTTTTCTAATACCTCCTCGTGGTCCTACTTCCGCTAACTCCTCTTCGGTCATCCTAACGCATTTATGTTTTTGGTAATCTTTACGATAACCCTTAGGACACTTATACTTTAAAAATTCTTCTTCCGATAGTTTATGTTCTTTACAAGGCATATACCAAGTTTGTCCCTCGTATTCGTGTTCGTGAAACGAATCGCATCCTATATCTTTAGCTGCCTCTATAGCCATCTCTTTAGTAGAGTAAGCTAGTCTATCGTCTATTATTGCTAGAGTATCGTCTATAATTTCGGATTTTAATTCTATTTCTCCTATTTCTTTAAGTTTAGATTCTGCGTATCTTTTACCCGAAAGGCCTCCCCATAGTAAATAAGAAATAGTACCGCAAGCCTCTTTATCTTCTTCGTTATAATATTCTTCGGCTCTAGAAAGAAAGCTATACATCCTTTTTAAAGTTTCTTTACTTATAGGCTTACCTTGTGCCAACTGTTGCGCTCTTATCTTCCCAACAGGTGTTGCGCATTTATTATTTACTTTTTCGTTTAACTCTATTCCTTTTTTAGCGTTATTTTTTACGGAGTTAGGATAATCTTTAAAGGATTCCATTTCTATATTTTTACCTTTTTTATATCTCCTATCGTTTCTTATAATAGCTTTTATTTCGGATAATAGATATTCGGCTTCCTCTTCTTCCCACTCGCTAAGTTTATTAGGTTCGTTAGGTCTCTCTAATTTATCCGCAAAATAGCCTTCTATAGAAAATCCTTTTACTTGTCCCGTTTTAATATACTCTTCCCAAACTTTATCGTTTAGGACTTTCATAGATAGCATCCAAGTACCTTTAGGTAGATCCATACCGTAAGCTGCGCTTTTATCTTTTTTAGGATCTTCTATAAGCCAAGACTCTACGGCTACTAAACCGCTTAAAGCCTTTCCGTGTTCTAAAGTAGACTTATTATAATTACCTTTTATAAAAAATAACTCACTTGCTTTTCTAACCGTCTCTCTAGAAAAGTATATATAATATTCTTTATCCTCGTTTTTTCTATATATAGGACGATTAGGAACGAGAGCCGCACCCATTATAATTCTTTTTTCTTTATCTAGTTCTGCGAATTTTACTTGATGATTTTTTAACGCTATAAACTCTTCCTCTATAGCAGGGTTCTCTACTATCGACACTGCTTCTATTCCGCTAATTTCGTCCTCTTCGTCTATAAATAACTCTATAATATCCATATAATAATAATAAATAATTTAACCTTTTGTTATCCTAAACTCGCACCTGCCTCTATTTTTCTATCTAAAGACTGTTGCGAAGTTACTTCGCTACTTACTACAAAGGCTTTTATTGGTTTACTTTCGTTTTGCCCTAAAGCCTCCGCTAATTGATTAGTAGGGTTAGCTCCTACTACGTTAAATGCAGGCGGGTTAGTAGCTCCTCTAGGCCCAGTAACGTTCGCAGTAGCTCCTCCCCCTCCGCCTGGTGTCTGTACAGAAGTAATTTGTCTTACCGTCTGTAGACCACTAGCTAAGACAGCTGCCGCAGAAATACCTTTTTGTATAGATCCGAAAGGTTCTGGGATCGTAGAAGGCGTGGCTAATACTTGCGTAAATCCTAAATAAGAATTTATTAAGGCTTGTGCTATACCCGCTGCCTTACCTGCTTTAGAATTTTCTCCGAATAAGGCCGATACAGCACCTAGAGCATCTGCAGATAAAGCTAACTTTTGCTCCGTAGTAACCTTATCTATCTCTTGCTCTTCTTTAGCTGCCTTCTTTTTTAAATTAGAAAGATCTCCTACCGTTATCTTTTGCTTTTCTATACCCTTAGCTTGTATCTCGTTTATAGTTTCGCTAGTCTTTTTAAATTCGGAGATCTCGGCATCTCTTTCGGCTTTTTTCTTATCCGCTTCTGCCTTTCTTAATCCCGCTGCTACACCTAATAGCTCTTTATTTCTAATTAACTGTTGCTCTTGTAATCTTATTACCTCCGCAATTAATCTAGCTTCTTCGTCTTTATCTTCTTTAGTAGATTCGCTTTGTTTATTTTCTTCTATTTTAATATCTCTTCTTAATGCGGCTAAAGCTACTTCCTTACCTGTAATCTCATCCTCTAAGGCTGCGGCATCCGTTAAAAACTTTATTCTTTGCTCGGAAGTAAATTTATCTACCTCAGCTGCTTTAGTTTTTAGTTTATTTATTTCTACATTAGTCTTAGCTCTCTCGATTAGTAACTCTCTTTCTCTAGCGTTAGCATCCGCTATTTTATCCGCTAACTCTCCCGCTATTTCGATCTCTCTTTGAGTTTCCTCTCCGAAGTTAGTAATCCTTTCCTTAAATTCGTCGAAGGCCTCCCCTGCCTTTTTTAAATCTCGATCTACGAAAACAGATATTAATACCTTACCTAAACTTCCTATAATATCTCCGACGTTACCCGCTATAACTCCTATTTGTTTTAGAATCTTAGCGAATTTATTTTGTCCCTCTTCGCTAGAAGTAAAGGCTTGTGTTAAAGCTACTACTGCTATTACTAAAGCTCCTATACCCGTACCTATTATAGCTCCTCTTAAAGTTCTAAATCCCGTAGTAACTCCTTTTAGTACTCCCGTAAATCCTTTAAATTTAGTTATTGCTCCTCCCGATACATTATCTAATTGGTTACCTAATTCGGAAACATCCGTCTTAGTTTTTTTAGTTTCTTTACCTACTTTTTTTACAGACTTCTCTACTTTACCTAAACTAGAGTCTAATTTATTTAGGTCTTTAGCATCTACGTCGATTTGTATATCTACTTTTTCTGGCATCTTTCTCTTTTTAATTGTTTATAAGCCTCTATTAAACCAGTAGGAGCTTT